CTTCTATAGGATATACCCTAGCATAAGCATATACCCAACACAAGATAAAAACAAGGGATTTGTGTATGGCATACTCTAGACGCAACTATGCTGCATTTAGATACACTCCACCCTTGTCCAAGCGTTCTGTCCACTATACTGAATACCTACTCGCTTCGACCTCACCTATTAGCTAACTAGGCGCAACAGCGTTACAGTATAGCAGGAATTAAGGCGCACTTATAGTGTCTTTGGCTCTCCCTCACATGGCACTTCCGATGCACACGCTATCGTTTATGGCTAGTCCTTGCCTATTACTGGTGATAGTAACCTAGTTTTATTTTTGTATCTGGTTTTTTAATCCTCTATTTGTTTCGTTTTATTATAATCATTTATTATTTTGCTTTAGTCAAGTATTATTTTTTATTCGGTCTTAATCTTATATTCTAACTAATTACTTTATTTAAACTGTTGAATATTGAATGTTGCCTTAGCGATTATCAGATATTCTTTAAATGTTTCTGTTAGTCATAATTAAGAATAGCATTAAATAAAAAAGATAATCAAGTATTTTTTTAAGTTTTTTTGTATTTTGTTATTAAGTTATTGAATTTAAACGAATCTTTTTTTATTTGGTGGTGGTATTTGTTGGAATTGTTTTTGTGCATTATATAGTGCTAGTAAAAACCGGGAATTGTTAGTATCGACTAACATTTTATGGGGTAGTATATATTTATTAGTCGTGACGTACTATATTTTAATGGTGTAATTATATGCACCGACTAGAAGAAAGTGTGTTCAATCTAACAAATCAGATAATTATTGTATCAAATAGTGAGGTCAAGTGATTGATTAACTCTTAACCCTAGCTAATAAGCCAATAAATTCAACAACTTACAGACTAAGACCTTGATATTGCACCAATTTTAAGGCAACGGGCATGAGCCACCCCCCGTACCCACGTATACGTATACAGAGAAATACACAGATTAGGTAAATTAAGTGTTAACCACAAAGGTAAGTGATACTATATACATAGGGTAGGTCAAATTTCTGACACACAATATATGCAACTAATGCATTTTAGGGATTGACAGACCCCCTATAAGTATGGTATAACTATTATATTAAATAGAAACATTAAATGTTATTTAAAAAAAGTAAGATACATTAAATGTAAACATTAAATATACTCTTTAATAATAAAAATACATATGTATAGGAATTAATTCTTGACAAAAAGTAAAAAATCTGTAAAACTATATACAGATAATGTATTAGATGCGTTCTATGATGCTATTAAGAACAATACATTAGACAAATTACACATACCCCATAGTGATGTCTTCTATGTAAGAGCAGCTGTAGAGGCATATTATGGTCAGAAGTTTACTTTAGAGCATGTAGAGAAAGCTATGAAGGCCGAAGGATGGAAAGACACAGACGATGTTTAAGACTTTAATACTCGTGTGTGCATTAGATGTAGTAGATTTAAATCAATGTACTATATTTGAAGATACGTGGGGTCCTTATAAATCTGAAACACAGTGTGTATTACGTGCAAAACAAATGCAACGTGATATAGCTGACTTTATTTATGAACCTGTAAGGGCTTTTCATAGGTGCGAAGAAAGTATTTAACATGGCTATACCAGAGCGTGTCAAAAATAAAATGAAAGAAGAGGGGCTATCTGGCGTTAATAAGCCAAAGCGTACCCCTAAACACCCCACAAAGTCTCACTGTGTGATGGCATCTGAAGATGGGAAGTATAAATTTATTAGATTTGGGCAGCAGGGTGTATCAGGTGCAGGTAAAAATCCTAAGACTGCAAAAGATAAAGCACGTAAGAAATCATATTATGCTAGACATAATGCACAAGGTAAACCGACCACTAAGCTGAGTGCTAAGTATTGGTCACACAAAGTTAAATGGTAGGAGATTACTATGGCATCTAACGATACAACAATTACAGTATTTGGAAAGAAAAGAACTTTTCGTGCAATAAATGGAAAGTATTATGAAGTAAAGAATGGAAAAGTTTCAAAAAATCCTTCAACTAGTTTTTTAGTTACATCAAATTTACCTAAGTTACAGAAAAGTTCTAGCACAAAGCCTATAGGATTTATGACTGATAAACCTAGTGGTACAGTTAAGAAACCAAAACCAAAACCAAAACCAAAAACTAAATCTTCTGCATCACCTAAAGCTAGACCATCAGGTATGTCTGACAGAAAATCTAAACCATCTGTATTACCTACACCTAGACCCTCTGCACCTAAAGCTAAAACTAAAACAGATGGAAATCGTCAAGCATATAGACCGGGCAGAGGTGATTCTGAAATGCCTAAGAAGGATGCTAAGAATCCTAATGCAGCATTTAATACTGCAAGAAATAAACAAAGACGTGCAGCTAAAAAGATAGAGGCGTTAAGCAATAAAACTGTAAGAGATACTAGTATTAAGGACGCAAGACCAGCAAGAGGTCCATCATACGATAATAAAGCACCAGCTAAACAAAGCCCTAATGCAAGAGCATTAAAACAAATACAAGACCGTAGAGATAAAGCTAAGAACCCATTAAGTAAAGGTATGTTAAATAAAATTACCAAAGAACTTAAAGAGGGTGGTAAGCCTGTATACAAAGATGGTATGGTTGTAGGTGTTACTCATAAAGGTATTATAGGCACTGTATATACTGGTCGTCCAGATTCTAATCCTTTTAAAAAGAAAAAGAAGAAGTAAAATGGCAAACATGAGTTTAGCAGATGCCTACGAAATATTAGAATCACCATCAGATTTTACTAAACAAGAAGTAAAGAATGCAAAAGAAAAAGTAGCTGATGCTTCAAAAACTGTACAAGCTAGTAAAGGTGCGCTAATGAAAAAGAAAAAAGATGATAAGGTAACAGTTGTATCAATTGGTGTAGGCACTATGAAAAAAAGTGACGCTAAGAAAATGGCTAAAGCACAGATGGCTGATGGCGGTATGGCATACGGTAAGAAGCATATGTATTCCGCAGGTGGTAGCGTAACTATGAACCCCGGACTAAAAGCATTGAAAAAAGCTAGTCCTGAAGCATTTAATAAAATTACTGGCAACTAATGCGTAGAATACCTAGAAAGCCGGGACAACCTGCTAAGAGTAAAAAGCATAGTGACCTATATACAGATGAAGACCCAAAGGGTACAATCAAAGGTTTAAAGTTTGCTACAGTAAAAGATGCAGAGGCATCTGTGCGTAAGATAAAAGCATCTAGCAGAAGCCATAATCATAAAACACAAGCGGCTATTGCTATGGAGCAAAGGGCTAAAGCAGCAGGTAAAATCGCAGCAGCTAATGTGTTTAGAAAATTTATAGAACAACAAAAGAAGAAGACACGTGCATCCAGTAGAAGCTGATATACGTAAGTGGTCACACGACTTTCTTGAAGTACCTAATGATAAACTAAATGGATTACCACCCTGTCCATACGCTAGAAAGGCGTGGGTAGATAATCAAGTAAAGTTTAGTATCAACACAGGATTAGAAGGTCTAACAGAAGAAGTAAAAAATTTTGAAACTCATAACTATGATATAGTAGTATGGGCATCTGAAGAATTACCTGACATAGAATATCTTGATGGTATTTGTGACGGTATGAATGAAGCATTATCTATTGCAGGTATTGATATGCACTTGATGGTGTTTCACCCAGACTTCAATGCTAGTGATGCAGGTCTTGACTTTTTAGAAGAAGATGGTATAACTAGTAGTGAATTAGAATACTGTATGGTATTTATACAAAGATTGTCCGTATTAGATGATGCGGCATTAAGCCTAGAAAAGTCAGGATACTATAAACATTTTCCTGAAGATACATATAACGCCTTAGTTCTTGATAGAAGGAGATTACGTGATGGCAATGGGTAAAGCAAAAATGGCTAAAAAGAAAAAAATGATGCGCGGTGGCGGTATGACAAAACCTAGAATGATGGGTGGCGGCATGGCTAAAATGGCTAAGAAAAAGAAGATGATGCGTGGTGGTATGGCTAAGAAAAAGAAGTAATGCCGTATCTAGCAGATTCTAGTATACATGGTCATGGTATATTTGCAGATAAGGACTATTTCAAAGATGATACTATTGAGATGTGTCCTTATCTTCTAGCTGATGAAGATAGTATAAAAGAAGATTGTATATTACATAATTATATTTTTTATTCACCGTATGAAGACGATACAGATTTTTTAATACCTCTTGGTTATGCTATGATATATAATCATAGTTTTGAACCTAATGCTGAGTGGGAAATATCTGAAACAGATAATAGGTTTGTTAGATTTTTTGCAGTTAAAGATATTAAAAAAGATGAAGAGATAGTGCATGATTATGGATATGATTATTGGGAAAGTAGACCAGAATAATGGCTAAACAATTTACTAATTCTTTTATGGCAAAGAAAAGACTACGAAGACCGGGAAGGCATAAGAAGAATGTTAACAAAGCTGACAAACCTAAAAACTTCTTTGGTTGATTCATATACATACATAGATAAAGTTCGGATAAAGTAATGCCAAGAACGCAAGATGGTTCAAAGTTTGTAACACATTTAACTGCATTAGATTCTACTTCTGATACAGATGTATATGTCGTACCAAAAAACTTTTCGTCTAATGTTGAAAATTTAATGATTAACAATAGTAATGCCGCCAACAAAAACTACACATTAAAAATATATGAAAAATTAACTAACTTAACGCACACTCTTTTTTCTGACCATCCTGTAACAGGTAAAGACTTTGAGAATGTTTTTACAAATAACTTACCTTTATATCTACATGCAGAAGATAAGATAATAGTTGCGGCTGAAACAGCAGATACATTAACAATACTAGTTGCAGCAGAAGAATTTTTTGACCCAGTGAGATAGCTATGAAAAATACAACAAACAAAAAGAAAGTAAAAAAAGTTGTAGCAGGTTTAAAGAAAGCATCTAATTTACATGCTAAACAAGCTAAAACTTTATCTAGCCTTAAATTAAATAAGGGTGGTAGTACAGTAAATAAAGCAGGTAACTATACTAAACCAACAATGCGTAAGAACTTATTTAACAGAATTAAAGCTGGTACTAGTGGTGGTGGTGCAGGTCAATGGTCTGCTAGAAAAGCCCAGATGTTAGCCAAGCAATATAAAGCCAAGGGTGGTGGTTACAGGTGATACATGTATTTGTACTGTATGTCTTTCTTGGTTTAGATGCAGATAAAAAATTAATAAGCAAAGATATGTACTTCAAAGATTTAAAAGAATGTACATGGTATGCAGAAAAATTTAGGAAGCAAGGAAATCAAATATCATCTTATTGTCTACCTACTCGTATTACTAAGGAGATGAAACCTATTTACTAGCTTATCATAAAAGGAGAGAGTTATGATAGCAGAAACAATGGCAGGTATTGCGCTTGTCAAAGCGAGTGTGGACGGAATAAAAAAAGCTATCACAACTTGCAATGATATAGGCGATATAGCAAAATATATAGATGGCTTGTTCGATGGTGAACAGCAGATACAAAAGAAAAGAAGTAAAGCTCAGAAAGACCCTTTCGCTGTAAACACAATTGCTGAAGAAACTATAAACGCTAAACTTGCACAAGAACATATGCAAGATATGAAAAACCTAATCAATATGAGATTTGGGGCAGGTGTTTGGGAAGGTATAATAGCTGAACGTGCTAAACGAATACAAGAAGCAAAGGAAGCAGAAAAGCAAGCACGTATTGCTAAACGTAAGAAACACGATGCTTTTGTACATAATGTAGAAGTTGGCGGTATAGTAGTTGGAATTTGTACGGCATTGATTGCCGCTTTAGTATTTTTAATAATGTGGATATAAAATGGCACTAGCTAAATCACAACAAAGTTTAAAGTCTTGGACAAAACAAAAGTGGAGAACTAAAAGTGGCAAGAAATCCAGTGAAACTGGAGAACGGTATTTACCGTCAGCAGCTATCAAGTCCTTATCGGCACAAGAGTACGCGGCTACCACGAAAGCTAAACGAGAAGGAAAAAAAGCTGGTCGTCAGTTTGTATCCCAGCCCAAAAAAATAGCAAAGAAAACAGCGAGGTTTAGACGTGCTTAATATGCTAATAGGACCTGTAGCAGATTTAGCTGGTACATGGTTAAGTGGTAAGGTAGAAGAGAAGAAAGCTCAGTCAGCAACCAAAGTAGCTAGAGCGCAAGCCGAAGCTGTAGTAATGCAGAAGAAAGCTACAGGTGAGATAGACTGGGATTTAGAGATGGCTAAAGGTAGTCAGTCTTCATGGAAAGATGAATGGCTTACTATACTGTTTAGTATTCCACTTATACTAGCATTCATACCGGGAATGGAAGAGGTTGTAGCAAATGGGTTTGCTCAGTTGGAAGCGATGCCGCAATGGTATCAGTATAGTCTTGGTATTATTGTGGCTGCTTCTTTTGGAGTACGTAGCGCAACTAAATTCTTCGGAAAGAAATAAAGATGGCTGCAAAGAAGATATTAGAGTACAAGATTCTACCACGCTTAATGATGCTTGTAATGACAATAATGTATATACGAGTAATTGAGTGGGGCATTTCATTAGATGATATTAGCACACAGCAGAGCGCAATGATTAGTGTAGTTAGTGGCGCAATGACGGGTGCTTTTGCAGTCTGGTTAGGTTCGGAGAAAAAATGAAGTATGAACGTCAGAAATTTATAGATAAACTAATCCAAGGGGAAGGTCTTGTGCTTACAGTCTATCAAGATACATTAGGCATTGATACCATTGGAATAGGAAGAAACCTAAAAGACCGTGGCATAAGTAAAGAAGAACTTGACCATATGGACATTCCAAATATGGATGCAATATATGAGCATGGCATAACAGAAGCAGATGCGGTCTACTTAGCAACGAATGACGTGCAGATAGTCGAAAGAGAACTATGTCAAGCGCACTCTTGCGTGGATAGCCTAGACGCTGTACGTCAACTAGTACTAATGGACATGGCATTTAATATGGGTGTTCCAAGATTAAAGAAGTTTAAAAAAATGTGGGCGGCTGTACATAACAATGACTTTGCTACCGCAGCAAAAGAGATGTTAGACAGCAGATGGGCAAGGCAAGTAAAAGGACGTAGCACACGTTTATCTCACGCTATGGCTACTGGAGAGATGGCATGACACGACAATTAAACGATAGACAACAAAAGTTTCTTGCAGTTCTTTTTGAAGAAGCAAATGGTGATGTTGTACAGGCAAAGAAGATTGCTGGGTATGCAGACAATACACCAACTACCTCTATTGTCAAAGGACTAAAGGATGAAATATTAGAAGCTACATCTATGTACATGGCACGTAACGCACCAAAGGCGGCTATGGCTATGACAGGTGCATTGTATGACCCAACAGAACTAGGCATACGTGATAAGATGTCAGCGGCAAAAGAATTACTAGACCGTTCAGGTTTAGTGAAGACAGAGAAAATGCAGGTAGAAGCAAGCGGTGGTGTTATGCTTATGCCACCTAAAGCAAAGAGTGAGGATGATTAATGACTGAATATATGGGTTATGAAGGTTTAACTAAATCTCAACGTGTTGGCATAAAGGGTGCAGCAAGGTTAGCTAGTGAACACGGATACGATTTTAAAATTACTGATGACGGTAAAATTAAAATTATATCTATAGATGGCACTAGAACTTTCGGACCTAATGTTACTGCTGGTTCTTTAGGTAAATATTTTGGATACAATACTGGTGGATTAGCAACTAAAAAATATGTAAACCCTGTAAAAGTTGTAAACAATCGCAAATTTAAAAATGACACGTAGTATAGGCAAGTGGAAACTTCCACAACCAACAGATATTAAAGAAGAGAACGAGTGGGTACAGATACCACGCATAGCACGTACCGTACCATTCGGATATAAGTTAAATGAAGAAGACCCTGACATTCTTGACCCCATACCAACAGAGTTAGATTTATTAGAAAAAGCTAGACAACACGTAAATCAATACAGCTACCGTGAAGTAGCAAACTGGTTAGTTACTAATAGTGGTAGAACCATATCTCATGTAGGATTAAGGAAACGGTTACAGAATGAGCGACAGCGTAAGAACCAAGTTGCAAGCATCCGCAAGTGGGCAGAATATGCGGAAACGGCAATCGCCAAAGCGAAAGCCCTCGAAGAAGAAAGAACAGGTGCAAAAGCCTAAGATTATTGAGGACGTTTCATACGAAACAGAGTTTGAAGAAGAACATGCTAATGTGCTATTCAAGCCAAACGAAGGACCTCAAACTGACTTTCTAGCCGCAGGGGAACGTGAAGTACTATACGGTGGTTCAGCAGGTGGTGGTAAATCATACGCCATGTTAGCAGACCCACTACGTTATATGGGGCATCCAGCATTTAGTGGATTGCTGTTACGACATACAACAGAAGAACTTCGTGAACTTATTTTTAAGTCACAAGAGTTGTACCCACAAATATGGCCGGGCATTAAATGGTCGGAAAGAAAGATGCAGTGGACTGCCCCTTCTGGTGCGAGACTGTGGATGTCTTATCTTGATAGAGATGATGACGTTCTTCGCTATCAGGGTCTAGCGTTTAGCTGGATAGGCTTTGACGAGTTAACACAGTGGCAGTCACCTTATGCATGGAATTACATGCGTTCTCGTCTTAGGTCTACTGCACCAGATTTGCCTATCTTTATGAGGGCGACAACAAACCCGGGTGGAAGAGGTCACGCTTGGGTTAAGAAGATGTTTATTGACCCGTCATCTTATGGAAGGGCTTTTGATGCGACAGATATTGAAACAGGTGAAGTTCTCAAGTATCCAGCAGGGCATAGCAAAGCTGGGAAGTCTCTTTTCAAAAGGCGGTTTATACCTGCTAGGCTATCTGATAACCCCTATCTCGCAGATGCTGGTGACTACGAAGCCATGCTCTTGTCGCTCCCAGAACAACAAAGAAGACAACTCTTGGACGGTGACTGGGATATTAAAGAGGGTGCAGCGTTCACAGAGTTTAACCGTGATATTCATGTTGTTGAACCTTTTAATATTCCTAGCAATTGGGTTAAGTTCAGAGCATGTGATTATGGGTATGGCTCTTACAGTGCTGTTGTTTGGTTTGCTGTCGCACCGTCTGAGCAACTTATTGTGTATCGGGAACTGTACGTGTCAAAAGTGTTAGCTACTGACTTAGCTGACATGGTATTAGATTTAGAGGCAGAAGATGGCAATATTAAGTATGGTGTGCTTGATAGTTCTCTTTGGCATAAGCGTGGTGATACTGGTCCTAGCCTTGCAGAGCAAATGATACAGAAGGGTTGCAGGTGGCGACCTTCAGACAGAAGCAGAGGTAGTCGCGTTTCTGGCAAGAATGAAATACATAGACGACTACAAGTTGATGAATTTACGGAAGAGCCTAGACTTGTTTTCTTTAGTAGTTGTACAAATATTATCTCACAGTTGCCCTCATTGCCACTGGATAAAAAAAATCCAGAGGATATTGACACGAAAGCAGAAGACCACTTGTATGATGCGATGCGGTATGGTATAATGTCACGACCACGATTTAGTATATTTGATTATGATGCTAGAGGTGGAATACACGGTGGTATGCCAGTAGCAGATTCAACCTTTGGATATTAAGGATATTAAAATGGCAGAAGATGAAAATGTAATGATTGAAGATGATGCTATCTCGCTAGAAGATGTAGAGGATAGCAATGCTGAAGATGTAGATGTTTCTTCCATTATACCTTTTATTAAAGATAGATTTAAAAGAGCAGAAGATTATAGATACCAAGATGAACAAAGATGGCTAAAAGCATATCGTAACTATCGTGGATTATACGGACCTGACGTAGCTTTTACCGAATCGGAGAAGTCACGTGTATTCATTAAAGTTACTAAAACAAAAACTCTTGCGGCCTATGGGCAAATTGTTGACGTACTTTTTGCTAATAATAGGTTTCCTTTATCTGTTGACCCTACTGAATTACCAGAAGGAGTTGTCGCAGACGTACACTTTGACCCCAAAGAACCAGAACAGTTGCGTGGTGATACTGCCCTAAGTAGTCCTTATGGATTTGCAGGTGATGGTAAAGACCTACCAGCAGGTGCTACAGAAAAGTCTCTTCAAGATATGCTTGGTGCTTTAACGGGGAAATTAGAGGGTATAGACGGGCTTAAAGAAGGTGTGGGTATGACACCTAGCTCAGTGACCTTTAGCCCTGCTATGGTGGCTGCAAAGATGATGGAAAAGAAAATACATGACCAGCTAGAAGAATCAGGTGCAAGTAAACATCTTCGTAACTCTGCATTTGAAATGTCACTCTTTGGTACTGGTGTAATGAAAGGTCCTTTTGCTGTAGATAAAGAATATCCTAATTGGGGAGAGGATGGTGAGTATGACCCAGTTTTCAAAACAATGCCACAAGTTTCCCACGTTTCTGTTTGGAATTTCTATCCTGACCCTGATGCCAATAATATGGATGAAGCGCAGTATGTTATTGAACGACACAAGATGTCAAGGTCGCAACTTCGGAATCTCAAAAAACGCCCGATGTTCAGGTCAAATGTAATTGATGAAGTAATACAGTTAGGTGAAAATTACACTAAAGAATATTGGGAAGACGATTTAGCTGACTATGCACCCGAACACGGTGTAGAAAGATTTGACGTACTAGAATACTGGGGTATGGTTGATACTGATGCTATGGAAGAGGCAGGTGTTGAAATACCTAAAGAACTAATGGAGTTAGATGAGTTACAAGCAAACGTATGGATTTGTAATGGCAAGTTACTACGTATGGTGCTTAATCCATTTAAACCTGCACGTATTCCTTATCATGCTGCACCGTATGAATTAAATCCTTATTCATTCTTTGGTGTCGGTATTGCTGAGAACATGGATGATACACAGACACTTATGAATGGCTTTATGCGTATGGCTGTTGACAATGCTGTACTATCTGGTAATTTAGTTGTTGAAGTAGATGAGACAAACTTAGTGCCGGGTCAAGACTTATCACTGTACCCCGGAAAAATATTTAGAAGACAAGGTGGCGCACCGGGTCAGGCTATATTTGGTACGAAGTTCCCGAATGTATCTAGTGAGAACATGATGCTGTTTGACAAGGCTCGTGTACTTGCAGATGAAAGCACAGGCTTTCCATCATTTGCACATGGACAGACAGGTGTATCAGGAGTAGGTAGAACTGCTAGTGGTATATCAATGTTGATGAATGCCGCGGCAGGTGGAACAAAAACTGTCATAAAAAATGTAGACGATTATCTATTACGTCCTATAGGAGAAGGACTGTTTAGATTTAATATGCAGTTTGACTATGACCCACAAATAAAAGGCGACTTAGAGGTAAGAGCAAGAGGTACTGAAAGTCTTATGGCTAACGAAGTACGTAGTCAGAGATTGATGCAGTTCTTACAAGTAGCAAGCAATCCTTCTCTTGCACCATTTGCTAAGTTCCAATACATTATACGTGAGATTGCAAAGTCTATGGAGTTAGACCCCGACAAAGTTACTAACAATATGGATGAAGCCGCTATTCAGGCAGAACTGATGAAAGGCTTCCAACAAGAACAGCCACAAACACCAGAGGCTCAAGCTAATCCGCTAGACCCAACAGGTGCAGGTGGGGGTAACATAGGAACAGGGCAAGTACCAGTTCCGGGCGAACAAGGATTTAGTGCAAATGGACAACAACCGCAAGCAGATACTCAGCAACCTCAAAACGCTGGTCAACCACCCGAAGCAGTGGGAGGCATTCAGTAGTTATATAGAGTTAACTATTGAACAACATCAAAAACTTTTAGAACAAACAGACGATGCAGTACTAATACATAGACAACAGGGTGCAATAGCTGTATTGCGTAAACTTAAAATGTTGAGAGATGAAGTTAATGGATGAGAATGAATTTCTTGAATCTTATGTAGATATACTAGGAGATATAGAAGGTAAAGAAGGTGGCGACACCACCACAGATATTTTTACTAGAGAATTAGGAATTGTAGATACTTTAGGAATAGACCCTGCTGATTATCCCAACAATCCCAGAGGATTAGCAAAAGCAGTAGCCGAAAAAAATATTCAAGAATTAAAAAGAATAGGTGTAAATTGGGATGAGTTGCCACTGTCTATGAAATACAATGCATTAGATATGCAATTTAACTTTGGTAGTTTAAACGTAAAAGCAAAAAATTATTTAGCTAATTTAAAAACAAAAAACTATGCAGGTGCAATAAATGAAACATTGGATGCATTAAGTGCAAGTGACCCTAAAGATGGAAAGCAAAGACCCGTAAAAGGTATAGCATTAAGAAGAGCAAAGTTTTATAATTTAGTTGCTTCAGACCTTGGTATTCCACTAATAACTAGTGTAGATGCTGTAAATCAAGACAATGCTCAAAAGAGTGCAAAGTTTACTTATAAGTTAGACGATGGTAAGGATATAGTAAAACCTTTTACTGTTATGTCATTACATAGTAGAAGTGTACCCGGTGCTGAAAAAGTATTAGGTTTTGAAGATAAAGTTGTTATTAAACCAACAGGGAAAGAACTTCCTGTATCTGATTTAGAAGAAAAAGGAATAGGACAGCAAACTAAATCTGCATTTCCTATGACAGGTGATGAACAATATTTAGACCAAGAAGGTCCTATAAGAGATACAGGAGAACTAGTAGAGCCTGAAGAAAGTAGTGGTATTTTAGACAGAATAAAAGATTTTATTAGTTTAGATACAGATGAAGAAAAAAAATTAAAAGAAATAAGAAAACAAGAACCTGAAGTATTAGATTTGCCAGATGAGTTATCTGAAGCAAGAAATTTTAATGTTCTTAGAAAAATGTATCAAGACAAAAAATTTAATGAAGGTGGTCTATCTTTATCAGAACAAATGAATACAATACAAGACCCAGCAGTTAAACAAGATACAAATAAAACAACAGTAGAAAAACTAAAAGATGTAGCAAAATTTGGTGCAGAGTTTATTCCCGGAGTTGGGGAAGCTATGGCAGTAAAACGTGTATCAGATGCTATGGATGAAAAAGACTATGTTAGTGCTGGTATTGAAACTGCAGCTGGTGCATTAGGTTTGCTTCCTATAGTAGGTGATGTAGCAGGTAAAGGGTTAAGAAAAGTATTTAGCAGAAAAGAAATTGAGGATGCTAGTCCATCTTGGTTTAAAGAAACAGAAGTATCTAAAGACATTAAGCCAGAAGATGCTCAAAAAACACAAATTACTACAACTACATCTACTTATAAAAAATCAAAAGAAATTTTACCAGAAGGTAAAACACTTGATTTTGGCGCAGGTAAAGGAGTAGGTGCTAAAGAAGTAGGTTCTGATACCTATGAACCTTTTCCTGATAAATCTTTTTCTCCAACATATACTGATTCTAAAAGTATTCCAAGTAATAGTTATGACAACATAACTAGTTTAAATGTTTTAAATGTTGTTAAACCTGATATAAGAAGTGATATAGTACAAGATATTGGTCGTATTTTAAAACCAAATGGAACAGCAATTATAACTACAAGAGGAATGGATGTTTTTGGAAATGCTAATAATCCAGTTAAAGGAATATTAGCTGATGAACCTCGTGCAGTTATTACTAGCACTGGAACATATCAAAAAGGTTTTACTCCTAAAGAATTAAAAGAGTACATTGAATCCGAATTAGGTGAAAATTTTGAAGTTACTAATGTGCGTGATTTAGGTAAAGCAGGTGTTAAAGTAAAGAAAAATTTAGAAATGGCAGAAGGTGGAGCAGTACCTATGGAAAAACAAATGAGCATGTTTGACAATGGCGGTCTTATGGACGAAGGTGGAACAATAGACCCTATATCAGGTAATGATGTTCCACCCGGGTCAACGCAAGAAGAAGTAAGAGATGATATACCTGCACAATTAAGTGAAGGCGAGTTTGTATTTCCTGCTGACGTAGTGCGATATATAGGTCTTGAAAAACTTATGCAGATGAGACAGCAAGCTAAGATGGGTTTGCAGACAATGGATGACATGGGGCAGATGGGTAATAGTGAGGAAGCTATTATGCCTGATAATATACCATTTGAACTGTCTGACCTTGACATGGATGATGACCCAGTAGAAATGAACACAGGTGGTGTTGCTGGTGTAAGCAGTGTTCCTTCACAAGTACCTGCTACTTCGTTTTTGCAAGCACCTGAAGCACCTACTGTACCTACTCCTGCTCCAACACCTACAGCGTCTACTGTTCCAATAGCACCTACATATACACCACCTACACAACAAGCACCACCTATTGCTCCAGATTATAGTGAACTTGCATACAAAGATGTAATGTCAACTCCTGAATTAGCTGCAAGACTTGTAGATATAATTAATCCAACTACGGGTGAAAAAAGAACAATTAATTTTATTCCCGGTGTAACACCAATACCAGATGGTTTTGTATTTGCTAGTGAATATACTGCACCTAAAACGCAAGCAACATCTGTAACACCTGTTGCAGGTCAAGAACAAGTAAGACAAGATACTTCAAGTGAACGTAGAAAAGATGAAGAACAAAGAAAACAATTTGAAGAAGCTAAGAATAGAAAAAAAATAATAGCTGAAATGTTTGGAGAAGAGTATCTAACAGGTCGTGGTGCTAAACCTTTTAGTGATTTATTAGGAAAACAAGAACCGGGAACTGTAACAACTAATGGATATATTGTTGGTGATAATGGTGAAATATTAAATCCAATAACAGGAGAACAAGAATTTTTAGGTCTTGCTGTTGACTTAGGACTTAAAGATAAACCACCATTAGATACATCTAAAGAAAATGGAGTTAATAGAAGACTACAAAGAGCAATAATGCTACGAAAAGGCGAAGAAAGACGTTCTAAAATAACACCCGAACAAAGGGCAAGAGATAAGGATAAAGCAGAAAAAGCATTTGCGTCATCTATACAAAGTGATGCTTTAAAAGAAATGAGAAATGTAAATACAAAACCTATCTCTGAAAAAAGTAGTGCGGAACAAATAAAAAAAGAAAAAGAAAAAAGAGCAGATGCAAGAGAACGACAACGAGAAAGATTAAAAGCATCGCAAGAAAGAGCAAGAGAAAGAGCAAAAACTAAAGTAGACCCAAAAGGTGATTATGGTCTAGGTATTGCAAAAGGTGGTTTATTATCAAAACCTAAACCAAAACCTAAAAAGATGAGGCAAGGTGGATTAGCCTCAAGATAATTAATCCACATTAACTGGCTACCTAACTCCCCACCCCAACGTGGCTACGGTTAGCCCCAGCATAGGAGACATTATATGTCTGAAGCAATCATGGCAGAAGAAATGAAGCCACAAGAAAAGAAAGCATTTGTATCTAAACCTTATTCACAAGAGGAACGCATTAAGCGTGACGAAGAAGAGTTAGAGCAATTAATGAAAGAACAAAAGGGTGAAGCAAAAACTGCTGAACCTGAAGAAGCAGAACCTACTAACGCAGAAGAAAAAACTTTTAAGAAAAGATATTCTGATTTACGTAGGCATCAGCAAAAACAAGCTGAAGAATTTAAAACAGAACTAGATAATTTAAAACGCCAGTTATCTGAAGCTACTAAAAAAGAAATGAAGTTGCCTAAGTCTGATGAAGACATTGAAAAATGGGCGGCAGAATATCCTGACGTAGCGCAGATAGTAGAAACAATTGCTATGAAAAAAGCTAGAGAGCAATCTAGCGACTTAGAAGAAAGAATAAAAGCAATTGATGAGATGCAAGTTTCAGCTACTAAAGAGAAAGCAGAAGCTGAACTAATGAGATTGCATCCTGACTTTGGTGAGATTAGAGACAGTGATGATTTTCATCAATGGGCTGAAGAACAACCTAAATGGGTTCAAGAGGCTCTATATGATAATGACAACGATGCAAGGTCTGCGGCACGAGCAATTGACCTATACAAGGCAGATAAAAATATTAGCAAGGCAAAACCAAGCAAGAATGCTAAAGGTGCCGCTGAAGCTGTTAGTACGAAGAATGCAAGAACTAAACCACAGGATAGTGACGCTTCTTCCCACATAAAAGAATCTGATGTCCAAAAGATGTCACCACAAGAATATGAGAAACAGTCAGACGAAATTATGGAAGCTATTCGTTCTGGCAAATTCATATATGATTTATCTGGTTCTGCTAGATAAAAAACAGTTGACAAGTAATACTTTATCAGTATAACTATAGTCAACACGTGTACACGGACTAGCTATTTGTGTACACAACTATTCGCAAACGAACAATGTCTTCGGATTACCTGATGCAATTGGCCTGACCCGTACAGTCACACCCAACTAAATCAGCCTCTACAGTCTTGTAAGTTTGTATCTGTAAATAATGCTTATAACATAGGAGAATATCATGGCATTTTCTACTGCTGCCGGGTACGGTAATCTTCCTAACGGCAATTTCAGTCCTGTTATTTATAGCAAACAGGTGCAACTTGCTTTCCGCAAGTCTGCTGTTTGTGAAGCTATCACCAATTCTGATTACTTTGGTGAGATTGCTAACATGGGTGATTCCGTTAAGATTATCAAAGAACCCGAAATCACAGTTAAGGCTTACGCACGTGGCACAACTATTACACCACAAGACCTTGACGATGAAGACTTCAGCCTAACAATTGACAAAGCTAACTACTTTGCATTTAAGGTTGATGATATTGAAGAAGCACATTCACATGTGAACTTCCAACAACTAGCATCTGACCGTGCGGCATACCGTTTGGCTGACCAGTTTGACCAAGATGTACTTGGTTACTTAACTGGCTTTAAACAGTCTGCTATTCATGGTACACCAGATACAGTAAACACAACCACTAATGGTTCTGTAGCTGTGTCAACTGCTGGTTCAGATGAGTTATTGTCATCAATGAAGATTGATGCTAACGACTTTGGTGGTTCTGCTGGTGATGCACTTGCACTTCAGCCTCGTACTGGTGGTGCTACTGATTCAACACCTGCCGCTGGGGATACATTCCCATTGACAGTTATCGCTCGTATGTCACGTTTGCTAGACCAGCAAAATGTTGATTCTACTGGGCGTTGGTTGGTTGTTGACCCAGTATTCATGGAACTATTGAAAGACGAAGATTCTCGTTTATTCAATGCTGACTTCGGTGGTTCTGGTCTTCAGAACGGTCAGGTCAGTACACAGATTCATGGCTTTACTGTGTACACCTCTAATAATCTTCCTTCTGTTGGAACAGGTCCGTCCTTTACTGGTACGAACTCTACTACCAACTTTGGTATGATTGTTGCAGGACATGATTCTGCTGTTGCTACCGCAGAGCAGATTAACAAGACCGAAACATATCGTGACCCTGACAGCTTTGCTGACATTGTTCGTGGTATGCATTTATATGGTCGCAAGATACTTCGTCCTGAAGCTCTTGTTAACGCCAAATATCACTTGGCATAGGGGAGAATAGAAAATGGCGAATATTACATCATTACTTATTGCTTCCTCTGGTAGTTCATCTCGTGGTCGCTCTCCATATCTAGTGGAGAATACTATTGACTTAACCGCTACAGCTATTTCATGTACAGGTGGGGATACAGTGCAAGCACTGACTATTCCAGCAGGTACTAAAGTACTAGCCGCAGGTTATGAGGTAGTTGCAAGCGCGACTATGAATACAGGAACAAATGCAACAGCAGCTCTTGGCTTCACTGGTGGTGACGTTGATGAGTTTGTTTCAGCTTTTGATATCGATGGTGCGGCAGATGGAGCATACGCTCCTAGTGTTGCTATCACTGGTGATACTGTATCAGCGTCTGCTGACACTATTGACTTGCTATTTGCAGGAGATGGTGCAACTTTTACAGCAGGTAAACTTAGAGTTTACGCTATTATGATGGACGTTGCAACTCAAGGTGACACTTCTGCTGATGAAGTAGACCGTGACGCACTTGCCTAACATATAAAGGGGGCAGGGCAACTTGCCCCTTTTTACTTTATATATATAGGAATAAAAAATGTCTTCAAAATCAAATTACTTAGAATTAAAAGTACTAGACCATTTTCTAGGAACTACTGAATCTAGTTTTGTAACACAGAAATATCTTGCTTTACATACCGCTAATCCAGATGAAGATGGTTCAGGTGCAGAGTTAGCTGCGGCAAATGGTTACTCTAGGCAAGCTATAGATTTTGCTTCTGCTAGTGGTGGTTCAGCCGCCAGTAGTACTGCTGAAGAATTTACAGCAAGTGGTGGGGCATTTGGTACTATAACACACTTTGGTATATGGGATAATGCTACTAGAGGTGCAGGTAATCTAATATATTATGGAGAATTAAGTGCATCTAAAACAATAGCAGATGGAGATACGCTTCGTTTTGCAGCAGGTGCAATTACAATTACTGAGGCGTAAGCATGGCATTAGTTCTTGCCGATAGAGTAAAAGAAACATCAACCACTACGGGTACTGGTACATACACTCTTGCTGGTGCTGTTAGTGGCTTTGAAACATTTGGCTCAATAGGCAATGGTAATACTACATACTATGCTTGTACGCTTGGTGCTGATTTTGAGGTAGGTATAGGAACATACACCTCGTCTGGCACTACACTAGCCCGAACTACAATACTACAATCTAGTAACTCTGATAACGCTGTTGATTGGGGTGCTGGTACAAAAACACTGTTCTGTACTCAACCAGCAGAGAAAGCAGTGTTTTTAAATGCCTCTGATGATTTAGAACTTAATAATAAAAATATTACATTGGGAGACAGTACCTCTGGCAATTCTTTTGCAAACAGGATTAAACTAGGTGCTTCAGGCGATTTAAAGTTATTCCATGATGGAAATAATAGCTTTGTCGGTGAAAATGGTAATGGTGGTCTTTACATTACAGGTTCTAGTCACATAACATTACAGTCTAGTGATTTTGGAGAAACATACGCTACATTTAATGACGATGGTGCTGTTTCTTTACGGCATGATAACAGTGTCAAGTTTTCAACTAGTAGCACTGGTGCAAGCATAACAGGAGACCTCACACTTACTTCAACCGCTGATAATGGAGCAGTTCTAAAGTTAGTAAGTGATGACCCAAGCGATGTAAGTGATTTTGGTATTGAGGGTCAAATACAGTTTTTTGCAGAAAATGATGCAAGTGAATCATTGCAGTATTATGGAATCCAACTAAAAACAGCAGACGTTACAGATGGCTCAGAGGATGGTTGGTTATATTTTAATTCAACAGCAGATGGTTCTCTTGCTACTGCTAATGCTTTAGGGAGCGATGGTACTTTTTATTTTCTTGGTAATGGAAATGCCTCTAACGCAGTTATAAAATGGTTTCAAACTAGAGGCACATCTAATAATGTTTCGTTGGCAGTAGCCACACCAACCGCAGACCGCACTATTACATTACCTGATGCGTCAGGCACTGTGCTTTTAACTAATGGAGATGGCTCTAGTCTTACAAACGTAAACGCTACAACGCTTGACAGCATCGATAGCACATCATTTCTACGCAGTGATGCGGCAGATACAAAGACCAGTGGTAATTTAGACTTTAGCGATAATGTTCAACTGAGGTTAGGAACAGGTTTTGATTTACGTCTATACCACGATGCTAGTGATTCGTATATTTACGGAACAACTGGAAACACATTAATTCAACAAAATGGTTTTGGTTACGTAGGAGTTCAGGGCAAAGATGGTGTTGATGGTATTCGTGTAAATTCAGATGATTCGGGTGGTGGTGGCAATGTAGAGTTGTATCACGTTGGTTCAAAGAAGCTAGAAACCACTAGCACTGGTGCGACAATCACAGGCACAGCTAAAGCTACCACAGCATTTCAAGTAGATGGTGTATCTTCTGGAAGCGGATTATTTGGTGCGGCAGGTTCATTTGGTGGTGCAAAAATTAATGCCAGTGCAGGAAGTGACGCTACAACTTTTATAGATTTTGATGCTCCTGATATTAGTGCTAGTGGGGGTGATATATTTTATAGGTTTGGACGAGGTACAACAGAAGCTACTGATGAATTAAGTGCATTAGTTTTTTATGCACATGATAATGGTAATAATCCTATTTTTCAAGTTACAACAAACTCTGATTTAACATTAACTTCTTATGATGCAGGTGCTACAGAAAACCCAACCCTAGACCTATACCGCAACAGTGCTAGTCCAGCCGCAAATGACATCATGGGCGAGGTTGTGTTTTCTGGAGAAAATAGTGCAGGTGAAAAAGTAACTTATTCCAGAATAACTTCTCAACCAAGTTCTGTTACTGATGGTTCTGAAAGTGACAGATTACAATTAAGAGCAATTAGAAATGGAACTGAGATTACATATCTTGAATGTAAATTTGATTTTGTTACTTTAAATAAACCTTTGTTTTTTAACACAGGACAAAATATTGTTTTTGAAGGTTCTACATCAGATGACCATGAATTAACATTGACTCCTGCCGACCCTACATCTGATAGAACGATTACCTTACCCGATGCCACAGGCACTGTTCTCACAACAGGTAATTCAGATGCACCCACTACCACAACATCAAGCGGTGATGCAGACTTTGTGCTTGTAGATGATGGTGGCACAATGAAGAAAATTACCCCTACCAATCTTGGCATAGGCGGTGGCGGTGGCGGTATAACTGTTGAAGAAGAAGGTTCTGCATTATCAACAACAGCTACCACTTTAAACTTTACTGGAAATGGTGTAACCGCATCAGGCACAGGAGCAACTAAAACAATAGCTGTCAATGGCAATGAAGTTTTAATTAGTTCTGGTACAGTATCAAATGTGGCAAGTATTGATTTTGATAGTTCTGTTGTTACTGGATTTGAACAATATAGAGTTGTCTTATATAATGTCACACCTACTACCGACACAAGAGAACTGAGAATGAGACTGGGGACTAGTAATACAGCTATAACTTCTAGTATTTATCAATCAGCTTTGTTTCAATATGGGATGCGAACAGATGGTAGTCAAAGGAGTTCCGCTGTTGCTACTGCTAATAATACTTTTTTATATTTGACTGCTCCTACAAACGATATGGGAAATAATACAGGTGAAAATCTTTATGCGGAAATTTTGTTGCCAAACCCAAACAGTACAAG